TCGGAGCACCCTCTAGTGATGTGAGTTGGTTGTTGCTACAATCGAAAAATCCACCTACTTCCTTCGGAGCACCTTCTAGTGATGTGAGTTGGTTGTTGCTACAATCGAAAGACCCGCCTACTTCCTTCGGTGCGCCTTCCAGTGATGTGAGTTGGTTGTTGTGACAGCGGAAAAATCCACCTACTTCCTTCGGAGCACCTTCTAGTGATGTGAGTTGGTTGTTGCTACAATCGAAAGACCCGCCTACTTCCTTCGGAGCACCCTCTAGTGATGTGAGTTGGTTGTTGTCACAGCGGAAAAATCCACCTACTTCCTTCGGAGCACCTTCTAGTGATGTGAGTTGGTTGTTGCTACAGTTGAAAGCCCCACTCCATCTAGCTTTGTTGCCATCTATTTTATTTTCATTTTTATCAAAAAGCTGGATTGATCGCTGGCCATCACGCTCTTTGACTTCCCATCTTACCGCTTGAGTTAAGTTACTCACTTCATACTCCAATAGGCACCATCAATCAGGCACCCGAATAAAATTCCACATATCGCCCAGCCAATATAAGACAAGAAAGAAAGGAGCCGGCTACCTTTACAACAATCCTGGACCGACTCCCTTCGTGTCTCTTTTTCGCCTAAAGTCCCTAGGTATCTCCTTGTCTCAAGCTTTGGCTTGTGGTTTGTCTCTGCTAAATGTATTGATAAATATTTTTTGGGGTTCATCTTGATCCTATTAAGATAGCATTTAGGTCGCCAATCATTTCGTTATACCCGGACATTCCCGCCGGATATTGCTTAACCTGGATTCTTTTGAGAATTACTTGTTGAACTTCAAAAGGTGCATCGTGATAGCCGTAGCACCGCAGCTCACCACCATCTTGATCGACCTCGGAAACAGTTAAATTATTCAATAATTCATCTTTGGTTAATCCACTCGCCTCTGATATTTCATAAGATCGCCACGGTCCATGATCTGCGTACTCTATTCCAAGATCACCGTCTTTTATTTGATACTTCATAACTTCTCCTAAAAAGGGATATCATCGGCGGAAAAGCCGCCGAATCCTGACTCTGCATTCTCTTGCTTGTTTTCCGGCTCTGCACTTGTCTTGCTGGTAGAATCACCGCCAAGAAAAATCACCTTGTCTGCGACAATCTCTGTGGTGTAATGTTTTTGACCGTCCTTGTCCCATGATCTGGTTTGAAGGCGACCTTCGATGTAAATCTGCCTACCCTTTGATAAGTACTGCCCACATAGCTCTGCCAGTTTCGAGAAAACAACAATTCTATGCCACTCAGTTCGCTCTTGCTTTTGTCCATCTTTGCCTGTGAATTTTTCACTTGTTGCCAGTGAGAAATTACAGACAGCGGTTCCGGATGGTGTGTATTTCAACTCTGGAGCCTGTCCAAGTCGTCCGATTAATTGTGCTTTATTGAGACTCATATCGCTCCCCCGTTGATTTTTTCCACAAGCTTGTTGTATTTATCATCAACCTCCCGACAAAGTGGCTTGATAATATCAAGCATGGTTTTGATGTATTCCTCATCTCTTTTGACTGGCACAACGAGTGGTGGAAACCCGGGAAAGTATGAACAAAAATACCAGAGATTAAATCCGGTCACCATCATTGACCCTTGAACCTGGGCTTTGTATTTCCCAGGCAGCTCTTCTCCCGCTAGATATTCAAGATGCGTGTGACGTGATGGACACTTAAGCTCCAGGCCCACCATTGACACATCATCAAGGGCATCTGGTGAACACCCATACCCTTTTCCAGAGTCAAGAAATCCTGCCGGACGAAAGGATAAATTATGGGTAAAGTTTAAAAAATTCAATGCCTCGCCCTCAAGCTCTTTACCTCTCAACATTGCGTCCGATTGAAAAGTATCGTCAGGACTGCCGACTATCTTCTCTGCCACTAATCGATTAATTATGTCTGCGCTTGATGTGGACCTTTTTCCTGTTTTGGTTATTGCTTTATCAAAGAAGGACGCGGTCCACTTGCCAAGCCTGGCCTGATACCACTCATCGCTTCCTTGTTCGCATTTTATCTCACGAAACATTTGAATCCCTCTTTGTCCTTAGTGCATAAATCGCCTTTTTCCCGCCCGTGAATGATAACTCTTCAAACTTGGCAACACCGAGGTATTTCAAAAAAGAATCTTCCTTGGTTTTGGTCTTCTCCATCAAGTCTCTAATTTCAGCAATCTGGTTTTCGTTAACCGGAGTATCAAGTGCTCTATTGGCATCATCATCCTCTCCTGTTGTTACGATGCCCAGTGCGTTTTCAAGGCCTGCTCTTTTTGCGTATGTGATTGCTGATTTTCTTCTCTGGCTTTGATTCATTCTTTGGTCATCATGCATCGGAAAAAATGTATAATTGTAGTCTTTACTGTGACCATCGGCATGAGAGATTGTTGTTATCAAACAATCCATTGATTCGCCGGGTACGATATTAAAAGAGAACGATAGGCCATGTTTTTGAAGTAGCGGCTTTATAACACTAACAATCTCGTCAAGCGGGGCGAAGTCGTATTTTGTCTGATTACCCGACTTTGCGGTGAAATCGACCGTTTTATTTTTCACAATAACGGGACAGTCTCCCTGGAAAGCGGCCATTGCTTTATTGTACGCCTCTTTAGATTGTCTCTCTTCCATCATAATCTGGAGATCGAGAAATTTTTCGAGCCTTTCTGGATCGATATCGGTTCGTTGGACTATCCCCAGAAGGGCGTTCTGAATCGAGGTTTCGGTTTTTTTTTCTGGCAGATTATCACTCATGCCGCCCCCTCTTTTAAGGTGTTTAACTGGTCACGGGCACTCTCGAGCACCTTTTCGGCCAGCTCCATATAGTAGTCGTTATTGAATATTTTGATGTATCGCTGGAGGTGGATCTTGCCTTCCTGTGACCCGTTATCGCCCTCTGCTTGATCCTTTCTTCTCCGCTCTATAATTATCAAGTCTGGATCGCCTGACTCATCTTGAACAAGAACAGGATCGCCGTCGTGTACTGTAAATCTGGCGGCCACAACAACCTCCATATAATTGCCGGAATCTTTGAAAACATCATCGATCACGACATCTGTTGGTTCGTCTGTGTCTAAACTTGTGTCGGCATCGTCGCCGTTGTGGAGCTTCCATGAATCGTAATTTGAAATGTACATAAAGCCTCCTTTTAGACGCACGAATCCGCACACGGTAAAACCGTGAAGATTTAACAGCGTCGTTGTTTTATATTTAAAGGTGGGGTATTACGACCTCACGCCTAAAGTCCCTCTTTTAAAAATAGGAGGGCAGCATGAAGATCGTGCTAAGCTTGCTCCTGAGAATGAGTGAATGGGACGTGTTCACCATGTTTTCAATGCTATCCACAACTAGTGCGGTAGCGGCCATTACATGGTTTCTCCTAAAGGTTTTACCAAAAGGATAAACACGTGCCCCATTCAACCATTTTTCAGAAGCACAAGAAGTGCCAGGGTACTGTGTATCTCCACATGCCCTAGCTTTCTTCTTGTAAATTTTACCCACGTTCTTCATTTATAATTCCAAATCGTTTATATAGCAGGTACCCAGTCAACCCTCATATCATGGGCACCTGCAAAGTCCGCACTTGCGATACAGACCAAAATTAAAATTAAGCTGCTTCCTCAAGCTGATCCATGGTCACAATCATGTCATTGATTCCAAGACCACTCAGCTCGGAAAGCTTCCTTAATACCCTAAGTGCCTCGCCGGGATCTGCTGGTAATAGACCCCTTCGCAGCAACAAGTCACCGGCAGTTGAGCTCATTTCCAGTGCGCCTATCAACCACCGTTTTTCCGTTATCCCCTTCTCTTTAAGGGCGGCCATTACGACCGTAGTTCTTAAGTATGTTTGGTGTGTGTTTATATTCATAAGCGTCATTATACATAATTTTTAGGACAAGTGTATTGAAAATTTAGGATATGTACAAATTTTTTAATGAACTACAATGATTTTATATGGTTAACATACGTGAAATTTTTACAAACAGGCTTCAAATGGCATCTGCGACGAGCGGCGTTTCGCAGTCTGAGATTTCAAGACGGCTCAAGGTATCGAGGAATACGGTGAATTTATGGTTCAATGGAAAATCGTGGCCAGAACCTGAAACTATTGATCGAATGGCTAGCTTTATGGGTGTTACCCCAACGTGGCTAATGGGTGGTGGCGATACCCCCATTACCATCCCCGAAGCCCTGGAAGTCCTTAATGCCAATGCTGGTATGCTGGCACAGAAAAACCCCCTGGTTGAACTGGCATCCCAAATTACAGACCCCGATGCTATCGTCATGGCAAAGACCGCCCTTAATGACTGCCTCGA